CAGTTTACGCAGTTGCTTTTTAACAGCTCCACGTCAGCGCATCTTAAATCCAACCTATGGCATAGATCTTAGACGGTTTTTATTTACACCAATATCACAAAATAATGCTTTCTTCATGGCCAGAGATATAGAAAGATTATTACCTAGTAACGAACCTAGAGTAGTAGTTACTAACGTTACTGTAACTGCGAATGAGGATGAGCAGCAATATGAAATTTTTCTTCAAATTGACGTACCTACCCTTAATATATACGGGCTAACACTTCAAAATATACTAAATAGTAATGGATACTTTTAAATATGTCTAATATAATACAAAATATTGATTATAATATACCTAAAGATGGTTATGTTGCGTTTGATGCACTAACTCTTAAAGATTTTATTACTCAACGACTCACCGAAGAGGGTACATTCGCTGACCAAATATACGAAGGTAGTAATCTCGCATCTATAGTTGAGATTATAGCTTATTCATACCACGTATTAATGTTCTATCTTAATACAACAGCGTCTGAGACCGCATTTACTCAGGCATCTTTATATGAAAATATGAACAAGATTGTTAATCTTGTAGGTTACAAACCTACAGGTAAACAAACATCAGTTTGTGCTATACGTGCTGTAGCAAACGCTAGCCTTGCAGCAGGAAGCTATCTACTTAAGAGATATTCATTCTTTAACGTTGGTAACATACAATATACTTTTACTAAGGACTATAACTTCTCAAAAACAACAGCTGGCATAGAAGAATTAGAGGAATTAAACGATACTGTGATTTTATATCAAGGTACTGTGCAGCAATACCCTGTATATACCGCTTCGGGTGATGTATTTGAAACTTTCCCTGTAGTAGTTACGAATATTGTTGATAGCAATGACACAAAGTTTATTTCAAGTGGGTCAATTAGTGTGTATGTAAAAGAAGCTACCTCTAACAAGTATTATGAATATACCGAAACAGGTAATATCTATTTATCACAAGGTTACGATCGTGTATATGATTTAAGACTCAATGAAAATGGAAATTATGAAGTAAAGTTTGGTAATGATGTATTTGGACGTCAGCTTCAAGCGGGAGACCAGGTAGTTGTCTATTATATAGTATCTGACAACATCAACGGGTCTATTAGTCGTAACGCAATCGGTGGAGCACTCTATGAATATACTACAAGCTTATTTGATACTATATACAATGATGTAAAGGGTATAAACACACCGGCTCCCCTAACCTCTATACAACGTAGCTATATAACTTTTAGTAATCCTAGCAACTCTACCGTTGTAGGTGATAGTGAAACAATAGAGCAAATGAGAGTTAATGTTCCAAAATATGTTTCATCAAATTTTAGGCTTACAACAGCACGAGATTATACAGTTTATTTACAAAAGAGCTTAAATAAGCTCGCGCAGTCAGTATATGTTGCCTCTAATGATGAATTTCTAAATGAATATATTAATTACTTTTATAAAATAAGTGTTGATCCTTCAAGAGTTAATCGCGTGCTTTTAAATCAGGTTAATTTCGCTGATAGCTGTGATTTTAATAATGTTAATGTATTTTGTGTACCGACATTTAACATAGATATAGATGATTATGTGCCTGATTTTATGCCTGCTTCGTTCAAGAATCTTATTGTAGATTCAACGCAGTCTATAAAAACAATAGGAACGGAGGTTGTTCCGCGTGATCCAGTCTATGTTGCATTTAAAATAGGTATAAGCAATAAGTCTACAATCTACACAACAACAGCAGATAGTTGCCGTATAGTTATTAAGCGTGATCCTGGTGCGGGTATATCAAAGGACTCTATTAAGAGTAAGGTTGTTAACACAATAAAGGAATTTTTTGCTTCATCAAATAATACCCTAGGACAGAATGTATCTTTAAGTGATTTATCCTCAAAAATCCTTAGTATTGCTGGAGTGCGAAGCATTCAGACTATAAATAAAGCGGAAGATATTACATTTAATGGTATATCATTTATTACTTGGAATCCACTATACCCAGAAGTAGATGTAGCGCTAATGAACCAAGATACTAAACTTCCTTTCTTTAAGTTTCCCTACTTAATGTATCCAGTAACAATAAGCAACTATATAGATATCGTAGATGAGTAATATAATCTCGGGTATAACTGTTACAGATTTTAGAGGAAGTACAACTTCCCTCTCTTCTTTTAATTTAAGCCTGACTCCACTAACGTTCACACCAGTATATGGAAGCTATGTTGGAGTACCACCTTTAATCACCTGGAGTTTTGGTGATGGTGATACCTCTACTTCACAATCACCTGTACATGTATATAAATACCCGGGTTTATATAAAGTAACATTAGAATATTATGATCAAAATAAGAATCAGGTTATTTCAACACAGACACGTAATGTAAGCGTGTTTGATTACATTAATGATAATTTTAATGTAACATTATCAACTACTTTTGGTAACAATACTCTTTCAACTACACCCGGTGCCATTGTCGGTCCGTTGATTATAACACAAACAACACCATTTTACAGTACTGATAATACAATTTTTTATTACGTTACAGGATCTAATACAATTAATTATTTCTTAGCACCTGAAAATAAATTTAAGCACTTATCACCATATCACTGCTTGTTTAAACGACTTACAAGTACAAATAATATTGTAGAATTGCAGGAAATAGAAAAAATTCAGCTAAATAAAACATCGTTATACACTTATATATCTAATAACGCATTAGTAACAACATCAATAAGTAGTCCTAATACAATCCTAGCAGGTTTTTCTGGATCAGGCGTATATTTTTATCGCGATGATTACACTACCAATCGTTTTAACATTATTTTTAATAGAGGTATAAATGATTATAGTAATACAATGAATATTAATCTAAGCGGTCTGGTTACAGTACCTGTTTTGTCTGCTTCTCTAAGACCAACAGGTATAACTATTACATCAACCGGTATAGATGGTGATAGTTTACCTATTAGCTCATTTAATATTAATAAGATAAAATTTGCTAATACAAAGATACCGTTCGTAGTTAAGCTTAAGGATATTTCACAAAACACGTGTAAGTGGACTAAGCAAGTCTTTCCCAATACGAACTGGACGTATATCATTAGTGCGGGTGGTTTGCCTAGTAATTATAATTCTTACACTGTAACATCTTTAAAGAATACAATAACAGGATTTACGCCTGATTTTTATAGGGGCTCGATTACATTTAGTAATGTAATACAGCCTTTAAGTAATATAAGACTAGCTGTATCTGCTATTGATACAAATAATTTCTTTAATATAATTACAGGTGTTACGCAGCCATTTGATGTTTTTCCAAAAGACTATTATACTGTATATAAACAAAATGAAAATTTTGACGCTGAGGGCATGTTCAAGAGTTTGCGCTTTTCAGAGTCACTTTTAGATACAGATACTTTCTTTGAAAAGTTTCTTGGAACCATATTTGGAGACACAGCGCCAGATATTGATGCATTAGGTAAAAAGGTTTACGAGCGAATAGGTAACTTTGTTGATAATACTGCTAATGTTAATACAACGGAGATTACAAGTTTGATAGATCAGGGCAAAATGCTAGATATGAATATAGCGCCTGCAGGAGGTTTTCCTGTTAATAGCCCTAATCATATAAAGCGATTAATAAATTTATTCTCTATAAATAAGAATAATTTAATAGGTGAGCAAAATAAGTTTGCACAAAACTTTGACGATAAAGGATTTTTTACGAGAGACGTATACGGTAAGAATCTAGGTAGTCAGATTAATGTAAATGCACCTATTAATTTAAGTACACCGTATGTTGTTGGTTTTGAGAAGTTTAGCAATGTTTATACTTTATTAAGCGCACCGTTTACTAACAACTTTATTATTAGTAATTATAATACTACTTGGAACTGGCCTATTAACCTACCTGATAATTTTACATCAGAAGACTTAGGTAGATACTATCTATTTTTTACATATATAGATACAATCGATGGTACTAGCGTTGGTAATATTATTGATTTTAATACATCAAACATACCTAAAACTATTTCATACAGTGAGCTTTATGGTGACAGTGGCGTTGTTGAAAATATGCTATTAAATACACTTTATATATCCCTTTCACTAACTAAATAAACGTAATGAGTTTAAACTCGCTCAAATATCCTCCTGTTCCAAGCTCGATAACTAACCCTGCGGCTAAATCAAGTGATGTAAAGGATGTTGCTTCGCCTTTTGGCCTTTTAGAGTTTATTAAATTAACTGCAGAACTTGTTAGCAATGAAATAGTAACACAGTATTATAATCATTACATTACATTATGGAGCACCTATAAGTCAGATAAAGAGACTACAGCCGCTCAACACGTTGTGAACTCTTATACAGAGTTTTTAAAGGATATATCGTTGCAATTTAATACAATATCTGAAAATAAATTTTTAACTAATATAGATTATAGCGATCCTTACGATCTAGACGTTTTATTAACGTTTATTACACGCAAGATAAAAGATATAACAGTTTACTATAGCAACGCTCGTGAGCAAATTAAGCTTCAACCAAGTAGGTTAAAACTTAAAGCATCAACTGTTGGTACTAGTACAGGTCTTAGAGAGCGGGTTATTCAATTCTTTAAAGAAAAGCAAATTAATATAAACACGCAAACAGTTAGTGTTACTATTGATGAATTATATGATGTAAGTGGCGATTATTTTAATAGACCGCCGAGTATTGTGCCATATGGCAGCCAGGATATTGATTTTGATATAGATATATTTTTAAAAGATAATGTAACATTGTTGCAAGAAGCGTTTCAAGATGCCACTAACGCTATTATAGAGGCACAAAACAATGAAACTTTAAATCTATCACCGAATAGTGTCGCTGTGTTTAGTTATGGTGAATATAATGAAGTGTTTACAAATAAGCGCGATTTAACTAAAAAGTATATGGGTACTGACTTTTATTATGTTTCAGGTAGACCTATAGAAAGCAGGTTGCCTAATATAAACGTACCAGGTACTCTTTTGTATAATCCAAGTACACCAGAGCAGCCTGTCGGTGGATGGATATGTATAGGTAGACCTCCAAAATGCGTTTTTTCATTTACAGGCGGTAGCCCTACTCTTGCACAGTGTAAATTAGATTGCACAACAACGCCACCGCCCTATTTACCCCCTCCACCACCACCTCCTGTCTGTATTGAAGGTGAATGGACAGTGGATTGCTGTGATTACGAATGGCGTCAAACAGAGTGCTGTGCTGCACGCCCCTGGGATCCGAGATGTAGTGGTTTTCCACCGCCACCACCACCGACAACTCCAGTGCCACCGCCAACACAACCACCTGTTCCACCTGTTCCACCACCGCCTCCACCGCCTCCACCGCCTCCACCGCCGCCACCGCCGCCACCTCCACCACCGCCGCCTCCGCCGCCTCCGCCGCCTCCGCCGCCACCGCCACCGCCGCCTCCGCCACCTGATCCAGATCCGGAACCGGTGTATCGCTGGGCGTGTTTAACAAAACAGTACACTTTAGGCGAGTCTCAACTTCAAGGCTATTGCGAGAAATACCTATTAGGCGAACTACCACCTGGTCCTAACCAGTCAACAGGGTGGGAAACAGAGAGTGTCTGTAAGTCTAACTGTATACCGTTTTGGAGATGTAATACGGAAACCGATGGTTGGGTAAACGATGGTATCTGCAAGCAATATGTAGGTGCTGAGAGATGCCTCAATGCAAATTTTAGTACTTTACAAGAGTGTAGAAATACATGTAATCTACCGAGATGGAAGTGCGCAACTCTCGATGGCGATTCGTATTGTAAAAGAGCCGCTACAACGAGTGAGGATGCACCATGGTTACGCTTAACAGATTGTATTACTAATTGTGTTCTTGAACCTGAATGGACTGACCTTGTAGACTCAAGTCCAGCGACTTGCGAGCCTTGTAGGTTATTCAGTGTTATTCAAGTAGCCAATGAATATCACAATTTAGCGTTCGATGCGTATGATTTTTACTGGCAATTATGGGGCAAGACTACCCAAAGTGTCTTTGGTACAGTAGGACCCGCGGATCCGGTGTGTTTTGTAAATTATGTACCTCAAGCGAGCCATCCAAAAATCGGATCTGCTACATTCAACAATGGTCAACCCTTTGGTTTAACCAAAGGGATTCCAGCGAGCTCGAGTACAAAATATAAAGTTATTGCAAAAGAAACGGGCAACGATGGTGGTGGGTTTATATGCTCACCGTCTACAGAGGCTATAATTAATTTTCAGCAAACTTCGTTTCCTGTCGACTACACCGCATGGAATAATTACGGTGGTACAACTGGTCCTCCGTATACAGGGCGCTGTATAGTTCGAACTATGGGGTTCGATGCGATAGCTAGACCGTATCCTGCTGCTCAAGGAATCTAAACTATGTATAATATATAAATAATCGTATAGATGCCTCTTAATATCATAACAGTCGATTACCCGCTTCATAGAGCGGTGCCTATTCCTAATACAACTAAAGTAAGAGTAATAGGAGGGTTTTTATTTCCAAAAAATACAGACTTTGTTTCTGCAACGTGGTATTTTGATGGTGTTGAGGTGTTATCACCGCCACGTGCAAATGAAGATTTTTATAGTATTGTAAGGTCAATATCTAGTTCAAATGCTGATTTTGTACCATATTGGAGTGATAGTATAGCGCGTAGTGTTGGCTATCTTGTTCCAAAATTCGATTTAACGTATGATCTATTAACAGCTGGCTCGCATACAATACAATGCCATCTTGAAGAAAAAAACGGCACAATATACAAAGGTGCAACTACAACTATCATTTTGAGCGGCGAGACTGCAGCGCTAAATTATGACCCCTGGGATAATGTAAAAGATTTTTACACAGCAATTGAACCAAATAGCCTTGACGGTAGTATACCTGTATTACTCACTGATGTTACTCCTTATGACTTTAGATATTTACCTACAACGGTAGAATATTCTGTCGCGGGCATCAGTAACCGTACAGATGTTAATTACTTACATTGGGAGTTTGGTAACGGGCAGGTCTTTACTCAAACCGGTAATTTAACTGGCGGTACGAGTGTCTTTCAGCCTGTTTCTGTTGTATATAATTCTTTACCTAAAGGTAATCTTACACAGGCAGCTGTAACTATAGCCCTTAATATTAGTGGTGGTAGCGCTATTACCCTGACTGATTCGACAGAGGTGCTAGCTGGGAGCGAGTATGCGACAAGTAAAGGTAGTGTGACTACAAATCCAGAGCAAGAGACACTCGAGAGTATAAGCAACACGACTGCTCAAGGCAATATCGTGTATACCAGTATAGCTGATCAGATAGATAATCCACCATATCCTAGCTATGCTGTAGCAGGTTACACACCTGTAGGTAGTGTACCTAGCTGGTTTAGAAGCTTTTTTGCTGTTACTACAAAACTTCAGTATATAATATGCAGTTACGATGATGGTAGGTATGATGTTATACCTATAGGTATTAACACTGATCCACGATACCTAGCACAATATCCTATAGTTGCACAAGACTATCATTTGTATACATCTTTAAATCACTATAATGATGGATTTTTACCACGGTATATTTTTGTCTTTTATGACGAAGATACAAATACTTACTTTACACAAAGACATGACAGTAAGTCTAGACTTAGATATAACTCTGGAATTAACATAGCATATACCAATGATAAGCTTCTACCTATAACGAGCTGGGTTAATTATAGAAAGTTTGATGGTATATCTACGCTTATAGAATATATTGATGGTCAAAACTCTGCTAACATTTATATAAGACTATCGCTAGGTACAGACTCGCGCCACATATACTCTTTTGATAAGATAGTTTGGTCGTACAACGGATGGGAATTTCCACAAGATAAAAACACCTCTCTCAACTTTGGTAGCACTGTATTTGCAACAAACTCTCTACCAGAAGCAGTTGAAATTTCAGCCAGCGTATACCGCAAGAGCCTTAGCGGTGAAGAATATACTTTATACGATACTTATAGCACGGGTCCCTTTACTGTATTTGCAGAAATATCTGCTAAAGCTATTAATAATACTCTTTCAAGCTTTTACCCTGAGGATCCGTTCTTTAGACAATATAGAGACACAAATACATATAGTATCCTACCGATTGCAACAGATACTGATCAGCAAATTCTAACGCAAGGTCTAACGAAAGAACAAGAAGAAGCTGAGTATTTAGCAACTCTATCTGACGGATTGTATATATCTGGTACTATTCCCGTCACTGGTATACTGTTTGAAGCGGATAATCCAGCGGCAAATTTTCTTAATAGAGATAATCCGACTATCGCTGCTACACCGTCAAAACTATATGAGAGTAAACAAGAAGTTGGGTATTTTAGACCATCAAAATCTTCTATAATTGTTGTAGATCCGGGAGAATTTACTTTTTACATCGATACTCCTGTTGTTCAACCTAATACAGTCACATACTTTCCAGATCCATATAAATATGGTAGTTCAGCAAATGAGATAACCTTTAGAGTTGCTGAAAAGTCATTTAAGCGATCATTTACGTTTGGTAGTGCGCGTAACGAACCTAGTACTTCACCGGGTAGTGTAACATCTCATGGGTATGTGTCTAAGTCTACAATAAGTGATTATAGTGGGTTTACACAATTAAATAGTATTGGATACATACACGATAGTAAGCAAGACGCTTTTGGTAATACATACGGGCTTATTAAAGATAATAATAACTTTAGACGTAATGTGCAAATGTCAACATCAGGCAATGGACCTCAGTATAACAACATACCTGTACCTATATATAAGGGAGATGTTGCAGTATTTGATATATTAAGCAGCACTTCAGGCTATACTACAACGCCAGCAAATATACAATCATTAACACAGCGGCAGCAATTAACAGGTACGCTTTTTATTAGGTCAACAAATGGAACGATATCCCCATTAATGAGCGTCTTTAATTTTGGAGCTTTAAAGTATGGTAGCGTTGCTTTTAATTCTTTATCTAGTGTTATTAGTTTTGATATTGCACGCAACACGTATTTTATACAAACTCGAAACTTCTTAATCGTTGATACGATTAATTATGATTATGAAACAAAATTATTTAATATTAGCAATAGCACAAATAATGTATATCAATATAATAGCAATACATATAACCCTATAACAAATCGCTTACAAGTGCAAGATTATGTTTATTTTGCAACTTTATCATGTATACCTGATATTACACTTAACAACTTTTTATCTGCATACATCGTATTATATAAATATGATATTAGTAAGGGGTACAGTACGCAGTATAGTGTAAGTACTATATCACCTTTAGTTATACCTACAAGTGGCGTACTATATCTCGAGGCAACCACTCCGTTGATTACCTATAATTCAAGCTTAAATAGGTTTAACTTTTCTTTTGTAGTTAAGGATTACAATAAGTCGCCAGCTATAGTAAGTTTTGATTTTATTGTGACAAATACAATTACAATAGATAAAGAATGTATCGTACCTATATCAAATAGCAGCACTACAAAAACCTTTAACAGCACTACTTTATTCAATAATGTTACAGCGTTAACTGCATCCTCAACACCAACTTTCAATAGGTTTCTTTTACTTTAATTATCAAAAGCATGAACTTTTTTTTATTACCTCTAAGCGCTACACCTAGCGTTTTTAATTATTTTCAAAATGAAATTATATTCACTGACACGACGAGTGTGACTCTATCGACTTTTAGTTTACCTTTTCATGAGAACCTGGTACCTTTATCGTTAAAAATAAACTGGGGTGATAATAGCCAGATAGAGAGCTATCAAGCAAACTTTTATTCTCTAACATCAAGGATCATCTCTGCAACAAAACCAGATATATTTTTACAAAACTATAATCACACCTATAATACTTCAATCAGTACTTTAACGCGTGTTTTAACCTGTCAGGTTGTAGTTTCTTACATAGATAACAGGCAATACTACTTCAACATACCAATAAGAATTATATCACCATCGTTCTTTAAGAAGGTAGGAGACATATATCTCCAAAAATCAAGCATTCTCACGAATGGTAATAATTTTTATGTGTTTAGTGTACAGGAAGATGGGGCGATCGTTGAAACAGTTCTCAATAAATCTAGTATATAATTAAATAATAACATGGTAATCCGATTAGATGCATCTTCGCTAAGTCCTTGTGATACGTCTCTCGATCTGGATGGAGTGAGGGCTATAGGCGGTAGAACGTATTTAAATTCTACTGCATCATTTTATTTTAATGAGCTTTTAACTAACGTTATAGATGTAAAGATTAAAAATTACACGGTATTTTACTTAACGCAAAACAAGCCTATTGAGAGAGCTATTAGTGTAGATAAGTTGACAGTACAAGGCCCGTCTATGATTTCAACACCGTTTTCCTTTTTTACTACTTTATGCGGTGAGAATCAGGGTAGAGGATTTAACCTAACGTTTGATAGAACTCTCTCAACATCGTTTGCTAGTACGAGCAGTGTTATCTTACCTACATTCGTCTCATCATCAAATAATTTACTTAATATATTTGATATAAACATGATTAATAACGAGTTTTGCTATATTTCAACTTATGATAGATATGGAATATTTTATTTTAACTTAAGCGCCACAAATGGTTTTATTTACCCCGTTCTACAACGACCCTCACAATTTAATAGTTCCTTTAGCTATACTAGCGGATCACAGTTTTTTAGATATTTAAATAATAATGGTAGGCTTATTTTATTAAAGGATATTAATAATAGTACATATCAAATTATAGTAAATACATCACCGTTTCAACTTACCGCAGTAAGAGCTACAGCTTATTCTATAGCATCAGCTATGTATATAGGTGATAACACTGTTTTAATTGATGAAGGTTATAGTTCTGACTATATTAAGTATACTGATAATGCAGTAGATGTAGATATAGCAACTAGCGTGGTTAGTTTATGTAATAATTATTTATTATATAAAAACTTCAACAAAGATGTAAACAATGCGCATATTATTTCTTTGAAAAACCAAGCTTCAGAGAAAGGAATCTTTTTACAGGGTGATAGCTTAGGTTTATCTTCAACAAATCCTAGAGACTTTGTTAATTATAGAGAATATACTTGTATTGCTAACGACATTGATAGAGAGACAGATGAATCTCTCGTACTTAACTATACTCATTATAATAGTACTATTTCAATTAACCCGGGTAAAAATTATTTTAGAATCGCGGATAACATAACTCCGCTTACCCATATAAACATAAATCATACACCGATATCTAAGCAAGGCGCTTTCAGCAGCGGTGTTCCTCTCTACGCGGATAAAATCTATCAATCAACATTAACAAAATATAATACAGACATCCATCTATTATGTACCTGGTTGTCAGGTGGGTTGGGAAGTTCTAACCCTAGATGGATTGATAGATATTATTATCCTAATTTCATTAATAAACAGCAAGCACTATCTGGTAGACCTATAAGTAATTCTACGTATCTTGATCCTATCGAGTCGGGTGTAGTTTCGACAGCTGCTTTATCGACGAGCGTTTTAACTAATCAATATTTTGATCTAATATCAAGTCTAACGTTTAGACCGAGTTCAACATATATATATGAAAGACTTGATCCTAATACTATTAACTTTAAAAATGAATTTACTTCATTAGGAGGTAATTATTATACAGCAATTAACAGCAATGGCGGGTATGTACTGTCCTTTGATGTTAAAAACTACACAGCGAGTGAATATTATGTTGTAAGGTCGATATGGAATGAAATCCAAAACGGAGTGTATATTTCTTTTAATAGAGATTATGTTTCGTATACGTTTAGTGTGTATAATACAGTTACTCAGTCTACGTCAACAATTACAAACTTTACGCGGGTACCTAGCAATATTAGCTATAGAGTAACTGTTAATGTAAACTCGGATAATGGTAAAATAAAAATATATATTAATGATAAGCTTTATAATGTCACTACTAGTTATGCTGCTGGCGCATTTACACCACTTAATGGTAACTTTATAACTAGTGAGGGTGACGATATAACAGCTCTAGCATCACAATATGACTTTAATAGTGAAAAAGAAAATTATATAGATAATATTTTTATTAAAACGTCACCGTTTTCGGATGTTGATCTCGAAAATTACGTCGCTGTGGAGATGTTTAAAGAGGATGATAGGCAGTTCTATGTTACACTACCCTGCGGGATGCGTAACTCTTCTGATGAAATTTTGCAAATAAATAATTATAAAGCGAATCAAAAAAATAAAGCTTCAAACGTTAATGTTAATATCAATGGCTTAAATATTAAAGATTCAGCAACTATAAATGAACTATATGATTATCTTGCTGCAACACCAGAATTACTACCCGCAACTGTAAGTCTCGAATCAATTAAAGTTACATAAAATGATAGCGTATTTTAAATATACCAATGGAACTGCTTTCAATTTTGGTAGCAGCAGTTATAACGGCATGATTAATGTACGTGATGGGGTTGCCTATACAGGTGCAGTATATAATGAGTCATCTAAGAGATTAAATAATAAAAGTAATTACATTGCAGAGATTTATTTAAATAAAATAAACTTTAACCGAACAGTAGGTGATTCCTTAGTGTTAAATGAAAAAGATGCAACGGTATATTCAAGAACTATTTTGTCGGAATTCAAATTAATTGAGGGAATACTCAACAAGTTAAATTATAATAACCTTCTGCTATACTCAAAGACTATAAATTATAATAGTGATATTTTTAACACATATGCAAAAACGATTGACGCTCAACCTACAATGTATTGCGCCACGAGAACAGATCCATCGTTTCGAGGTAGAATTTTAGCTAAAGATCTGACAGGGTTACCTGGAGCATTATCAAGTGTTACTAGTGTTTCACCTGACAGTAGTTTATTTGCTGTACTGTCGAATAATACTTTCTTTCAATATCACAATAACGGTCGGCGCGTTATTGCGCCTATATTAAGCGGCAGTGTTGCTACGATTGATGACAGTATTATTACAAATAACGACCCTACGAGTTTTGATAGATATAATAAATTGCTATATATTACATCACTAACATCGTTTAGTAAATATTACCTAGAATTAGGGTTAAGTACAACATTTTTAAGCGGTGGTACTCTAAGTGGAGGTAAGATTGGGTTACTTGATAGAGCGGATATAACACGCAATAATATTATTACTAATAGATCGCTTGTAACGTACGGTAAGACATATAGGTGTGCTATTGTATCTAATAATGGGAGACAGTTAATAGAAGTATCTCGGGTAGATAATTCAGCGCAACTATTTTCTATAACATTAAGCGATCTCAATTGCGATTCTATTATCTCGATATGTCAAAGATTTGAAGATCATGCTCTCGGTATGATTGTTTTAAGAGGAACGCAATTTTATTTTAGGATGTTTGATTTAGATGTTCTATATCAAACAAATGTTGAAAAGGCGCAGGGATTTGATTTTATTCCTATTGAAGGTCAAATAGCAAGCTATCTACCCATGAATAATATGACGTTTTACGATGCTATAGAGTTTGCACCTTTTGACTCTGATGTAGTTATTATACGGACTTATACAACGACTGATAATTTAGAAAAAATAGAATTTAGATCTGTTACAAATCCTTTATTGCCGATGTGCGTTTTTGGTGATATTGGTAGATCTGGTTATGTAGAAGCTTATTCTCCTGTTATATCAGGAATTGAAACACTAATTAACTACATGGATAGTACTTTTTCTGCTCCAGATGTTACTGTACCTTTTAAAGACGTACAGTTCGATGTAACAGATAAAGTCTATTACTTAACGCTATACCCTAATATGTTAGAAGTAGGACCGTGCAATTTATACAATAACTTTACATCTTTTAATTTACCTAAAAAATATAAGCCAATTGATAATAATAAAGGCAGCAGTATTGGACTAGTATTAAATAATTACTTGAGATATTTAATACACGATACATTTAATTTACATAAAGCTGTACGATCTGCACCCGTATCTTTTAGCAATGGTGCAATTTACGGTACTGATTTCTCTATTTTAGGTGATATTTCTGATGATAATTTTTATATATATGAAAATGAAACTCTTAATGTTGCTTCTTTAAATCGTATTTTTACAGGAATAGTACGGTTGCAGAAAAATATAGCTAGAGCTATAAGGGTTACTGTATAAATAAATTTATGGCACTCAATTTTACAAATGAAAAAGTCTCAGCGGTATATGATTCGTTATTACATCTCGACGGACCACTAACCTCTACCAATAAAATTATATATGATGGCATAGGTAATGGAACAAAAATGAGCATTTCTACAGTTGGAGTTTCTATTTCAGGTCAAATTAGATTCAATAATTTAGATTTTTCCACCTTTACTTCAGCAACTACAGGAATTCTCTCTGCTTCAAATGGCGTTGCATCATTTGTACCACGTCCGATTAAGACGGACGTGCGATTTTTAAGTACTGTTGCTATTTTATCAGGCGCAGCAATAACATACGATCCAGATATAATTCCAACAAGCCCGTATTGGGGACAATTTAGTATGCCACGAGCAGGTGATAAAGTTATAGTTATGCAAAAATATATGAGTCTCGTTGCGGGTGGTCTTTCGACTCTGCGCGATATTAAGCTTTGGGATTATCAGTATAACGGTACAATCTGGAATAAATTAAGCTCAGCCCCGATATGATAAGAATTATGAAGACACACCAAAAAGCAGTGTGTCTTTGCGAGGAGTTCACTGACTTCGTTCTGCAAGATAAATCACGCTTAAGTATTGTTACGAATATTGATGTAGCTTATTTTAGAGTACTAAAACAAGAGATGGGGAAAATAGGGTATACTGTATTTTTTTGTAAAACGTTTAAAGATATAAATACTATTACCGTAGGATTTGTAATAAAAAAATAATATTATGCCTTTTTCACCCGATATACTATTACCTAATACAGCAAAATATATTTATCTAAGAGATCGAAATATATCATATAACTCTGATTTTGATATAACATGGTCGTTTGCCCTTAAGTTAAGTACAACCAATAGCCTTGCGCAAGGGTTAGTATGTACCGGTCTTACTCCTTCGTTAGCTCCTGAGCCTGATATTAACCCTGGTCATTTCGGCTGTATGACTCCTAACAATCTCTCGCTGATAAACTCTGTATCGGTTATTTCTGCAGGTAGCATTACACGGCGTTCTCCCTTTAATGTTATAAGTATAGCGTTTGATACAACAGGTTATTTTGCTGTATCAACACTAAACAGAAATGAGGGTATACAGTTTGCTAGTGCGCTTCCTAACTCTATAGTTATTAGAGATATAACTAATAGGGTTATTTTTAATACCAATTCTATTGTCAGTGCTGGTATAGATGCATTGGGAAATTGGATTAAAAACCAGGACCTTATTCTAAGAATTAACTATTCAAACTCTCGGCAGGAGGTGAATATCAGCTATAGGCCTCTTAGCAGTATATCTTTTACATCAGCAGCTACAGTTAAGCTCGATTATACTATTGTAAAGCCTAACAACGCTATAAACTTATTCCCCTTTATTTCTTTTTGTTCGCCTATTAGCACAACACAGACAGCTAATTATGCTTTATTATTAAGCTCATTTCATTACGATGGAATAACATCATCAACTGCTGTTGAGACAATAACTTCAGCAACTCTGTCTTGATATTTTAAATGTAATCGTTAAATAGCTGTATGCGAAAACTAACAATAGGAATGTGTTATTTTGATGATTTTGATGGTGTTTATTTTACTGTACAGGCTTTGCGTCTATTTCATAAAGAGATCTTAAACGAAATAGAATGGGTGTTTGTTGATAATAACTACGGATCACCACAAAGTGAGCTCGCAAAACAGTTTATTACAAACCATGTAAAGGAGCCTTATAAATTAATACCCTTTACCAGATTTACAGGTACATCGCTGCGTAATATTATTTTTGAGGTGTCAGACACCCCATATACTCTCTCAACTGACTGTCATGTTTTGTTTGAACCAGGCTCTCTTAAAAAATTAATTCAATACTATGATGAGGGTCATGATGATGGTAACTTATTACAAGGTCCTCTTATATACGACTCTATTAGTGAAAATAGCGTTTCTACGCACTTTAAAAGGGAGTGGGGCGTACTTAACGGCACTGATAAATCTGCCGGTATGTTAGGAAAGTGGGGTTATGATTCAAGATATGTAAATAGCGATTCACCGCCCTTTGAAATTGAATGTCAGGGCCTGGGAGTGTTTTCATGCAGAACATTAAATTGGCTAAAGTTTAATTCTGCGTTTCAAGGATTTGGCGGCGAAGAGTTTTATATTCATGATAAATATAGGATAAACGGTAAGAAGGTAATATGTCTACCGTTTTTAGGCTGGGTACATCGATTTTTTAGAGAGAGAACTCCTTATCCGAATTTTTGGGAGCATAGATATCGGAATTACTTAATAGGTAGGATTGAATTAGGTCAAGATGTTGATGACGTAGAAGAGGCCTTCAAAGGCGCACTAAGTGAAGAAACAAAAGAATTAATTCGAAAAGAGGTTGTTGAGCTCTTTAATAGTAAATTTGAAATAAAATCTTGCAACTGCAAGGGTAAAGGTACAATAACAGCACCGCCTAGTAATTAGCGCTTAGAGTCTACCCATAAGCGCTTCTACCGTAAGATCATGCTTCATAGAGTGGAAGCGCTCATCAATATATTTCTGAAACGCAAGCGGCTTAATCCATTCATCACTTGAATCCGTTATTTCATTAGCGTCAAGGTGATTGCTTACTTGCTCAATACCTTCAATTAGACATGCCCAGCGCGCTAGCTCATCAATGCCCATGTTTATCTCTTGACCGTTTTTAAGGTTGAATTTAAATGTCTTCATACCTTATGATATGACAGTTCCTTTGTCTTTGAGATGATTAAAAGCATTTTCAACGTTGAAAGGATCGGTAACAAGTATTGAGTTGTAATCAGTCTCTACTTTAAATCTACTGTTACATTTTTCACATTTAAAAGTATTATCCACATTAAAAAATATTGTAGCTTCAAAGGTATTTTTACCGCATGGGCACGAAACCGGAACTGTTTGTAGATCTATTATCTTATTATTAATATCGTTATAGGTATTTTGCACAACTGCATTGTTTTTTCTTTCTGCAACTAAGTAAAATACAATAAACTGAACTACCGTTGCACCTACTACCCCTTGCCAGAAATCAAAAATATTTGATAATGTAAAACCTACTCCAAGGCTTATGAGTATTGTAATAGAGAGTGATATTAATATTGATCTAATCATTTAAATAAGTTTAAATTATAGTTTCATTTTATCAAGTTGAGCGGGAATATTAAATAATATATCTTCACCTATTGCGTCTATTATGTTTGTAATGGTTTTAACTGCTGCTGTGTTATGTTTTGGTTCATTTAATGTATTGTTTACATCGCTAGATAGACGGCGCAGCTTCTTGAAAACATCATCAAGTAATTCTAGTGCAGAATCTACGTTAAAAGGTAGTACCTGCGGAGCTTTATGACCAGATTCTTCACTCTTATATTGATTTATTTGTGCAGATACGTCCATAGATAGTCTTGGTGCGTTATTATCTCCCATTACTGTGGTAGAAGTTTGATTATTCATTATAAATATTTATAGTCAAGAATAAATAAATATATGACTACATTTGGAAATTGTTTTTTACGAGTCTTAAGCGAACAGGATGAAGATAGAGCAGCTATGCTTTCAACCCTAGACAAAGGTACAAATCCTGAAGATTTTGATACAGACACTACTGAGCCTACGGATATGAATAATCCTAACGCTGCAATATCAAAAGCTCTATCGGAAAGAGAAGCAGCCATGGTATCTCAAGTACGTGAGTGGGTTGCGAGCATGGAAGAGTTTCTTGAAAATTTAAATGGTACGGAAAACTCCATTCAGACTGCATTAGCGAGCGCGGAGGCTGATACACTTTTAGATAAAATGAAGCAATCAGAGCAAAGAAAAATAGCAAGAGTTGCAACAGAATTAGCTGCTTTAGCGGAATCGTTCAAGGGCTTTTTAGCTCAAGCAAACAACTCATCTTTAAAGTACGTCTAACGATTATTTTTTATATTAGCGAGTCTAAAAATACCTTCGAGTCCCTCGAAGGTATTTTTTTGTATAAAATCATGTGATATTTCATTAACGTTACACGCTATACATATATCATTAAAGTCTTTAAACCTTTTGCCGAATTTTTCTGGCCATATGAACACCTTCTCACCGTTTTTGAGAAGTATTTCAGATTTATTTAAGGATGCATTATCGATCCATTGACTATCAAGTACCCAAATCTTGTCATACCACTTAAGAACTGTGTCGCACTGTTCTTGCTGACGCTTAGTAAACAGTGATTGGCTTTTTTCTGTAATACCTGCTACTGCTACACTATTTTTGGTGAAAAACGCATTAATAGGTCCTTCAAAAATGAATACACTCTTGTATTTATCAGTTACTTTATTAATATTAAATAAAGTTTTTTCGGCATTAATTCTAGAGATATATTTTGGCTTTTTTTTATTTAATTCATTTAAAATCGTTCGAGTCTGATAAAACTCAATATTATTTTGCTCGTTTATGAATGGTATAACGAGTCGATTTTTATGAACAGGGTCAACTAGAGATAAATATAGTGAGTCAGGTTTATTAACTGCGGTATCTAGTCGACGATACTTAATCATTTCTTGACACTCTATTAGGATTGGATTGTTCTTGTAGAAGTTGATCTGCGTATTATCGCTCAGGTTTATACTATCAACGGGTAAAGAGGGCGTCACAATGGTGGCGCGTGGTATTACTTCTTCTCGACTTGTATTGATAAAGCTATCTACCGTTTTTAACTCATTTAAAATATCTATGTCAGACTGACCAGATATTTTTTTGATCCACGACATAGGCTTACTCGACCACCCGCAGTTATGGCAAAATACAATGTTATTTTTAGGTATATAATAGCATCTTCTCTTCTTACCTAGAGACCCGCCTTCACGACATATACAACACCCGCCTTGATAAGTATTGTTGTATCTATTAAACTTAGGGTAGTGTGTATATTGAAAGAATTTTTCAATTATATACTCTTCAGGTAGAGGTATCATGAAAAAATTAAATTTAACTTGTTTTTAAGAAAAAGATAAGTATACCATTTTTCTTTCTTTTTGAGAATTGTGTTAAAATTTCGCTGTGTGCACTCCGCAATAAACAATTCCCAACTACTAGCATGCTCTACCTGTAGCTGCTGGTTGTAATATTGAGCCTCTTCAGAGCTCTCTTTATATCTATCTAGCCTAAATAACGCCATATTACGATCGAATATAACTTGTTCATCTACTGATAGTTTAAGGCTGCTTTTAAGATATTTCTGCAACTTTGCTTTACCATACCCGGGTATACCACTTACATTATCGGACTTGTCTCCTAAAATGCACTTACATGTTAGCCATTCTTCTACAGAATCACTACCTGTAAGCTCTTTAAATCTCTCGTTAGTATATTCAATCTTTCGAATAGGGTCGTATAGAGTAACACTTTCTTTTATTAGCTGTATAAAGTCTTTATCAACAGATACTATTACCTTACTACCGGGTATTTCATTACATAAATATGATACGATGTCATCTGCTTCAAGCTCGCGTGGATAAATAGAGACTATACCTACAGCGTGAAGTATAGTCTTAATTGCTTCATTGTTCTGGTGCGGTGTAGAGTCTTGTGTACGATTACCTTTATAATTTTCATATTCAACTTTACGTGCGTTTTTGCTGTACTCCTTTTTTTCATCCCATACAAAAAATATCTTATCGGGATTGAACTTAGTAATATATGAGAGCGTCGCGTTAAGCGTAAAATAAATATGCAGATTACTTATATCGTCTGGTGTATTCTTATTAGTTCGCTGCGACTGCATTTTAGCCGTCCAGTATGTCCTATGTATGAGATTATTTCCATCGACGATAAGAGTTTTGCTCATAATAATATTATAAATTAGTTCCGTTAACTGACGTCTCTTTTAGTTTTTTTTGTGGGTTGTTTTCATTAAGCGTGAACTGCTGAGCTACTGTCTGCTGTACAAATACTGGTACTCTCTCAACATATTTGACTATGTTGTGCTTACATGCGTGGTTGAATATCGCTTTTGAGATGATTTTATTTTCCATAACAGGTATAGCTAGGAAGCAATAATCTTCTTTTTGTTCTTTTACAAAAATAATGATCTCTCCTGCATATTTACCTGTATGTACTGCGTATGAATCACCTTGTTTAAGCGATTTTAATACTTTCATACTAACCTTCTAATGTAATATATTACAGAGCACAATCGTCTTTAATTTGCGATATACCCTTTTCGAGAAGTGTTGTAACTATGACTTCCATCGATGTAGTTTTAATAGAAAAATTTCTCGGAAAAACTCTACCACCATCATTAAATTCAAACATTCTATCACTTCTAAAGTCCTTGTTTATATAGCATGTAATAAAGAGGGATGCATTACCTGGATCCACCATTACTGTCCACTTACGAGGATCAGACTCTGCGTAATTATCTATTATTTTCCATGTGTTAAATCCGCTATCTTTTAATCTCTTTACAAAATACGACAATGTAGTTATTTTATTTTTTGTATTATTCATTGTGTTAAGGATGTTAATATATACTTTAATTTAATAGCATTAGCAGCGATATCAATTACCGTGACACCATATTCTGTATTAATATTAAATACAAGGTTATCTGAAATGGTTGAAATTATTCTTATATTATCAAGGTTAAGAGGTAGAGGCTGTAAGCTAAAATCTACATCGCCTAAATTTAACGAAAATACATCTGTGTTATGCTTTGCCCTATCAGTTAATTCACCTTTCAACCTACCATCTTCAGTATAGAGGTATAGCTTATTAGTTTCAGCAGCAAAAGAGCTTCCTTTAATTATATTCTGCAATATGTTTTTTTGTAGATTAAAATTAATATTGTATTTGAAGCTCTTAATTTTTTCAACATTAATTGAAGGCTTAGTAAGAAAACCCTCTTCAAATAAATGATATTTAAATTTTAAGTTGCTGCTTTCATATGTAATATTATTGTTATTGAGAGTAAATTCTATACCCTCGGTGTTAATTGATTCAATTACACGAATGAGCTTGCTGATGTCAGGTACGTTAATGGTACCTCTAAAACTGCTCTCAATTCCATCTATCTCCGCATATAAGATAAGAGTATTATCTGACGAGGATACTAACGAGGTTGCTAAGCCATCGCTTAATGTAATTATTGCTGACTTGTTTATTCTGGATGTAGCATCCAGAAATCGGAGCCAGTCAGCACGATTCGGTATTTTTAGTTTTGCTTGACTTAACTGGCTTTGGTGACTCATATTTTTTTTCTAATATATTGGCAATGCGCTCTAGATTCGAGCCGATTATACTTAAGACATCTACAAGACTATCACTTGCTGGTACAACTACTTGCGGTGGTGGTTGTATTATTGTTGGCGGTTGATAGTCAACCGGTGGTAAGGCCACCGGTTCAGGTACATTATCAGCAAAAAATTCCTGCGGTTCATAACTAATTCTCTCTTCAGTAATTGGCTGGCGTAAAACCTCCTGAAGTTGATTCTGTATTGGTATGCTAATAGGTCGAAGATTTACACTATTACCCACTACCATTTGATCAGTTTGCTTTCCTTGAGCGTGTATACTTCCGAAGAAATTAATTAATGTTCGTTTATCGTCTTCTGTCATATAATTATAAGCCTTTTAAGAGTTCTTCAATATCATCGTCTATTGAATCATTACTTTCCTCCATAACTGATACTTGCGGTGTAAATGTCTGCTGTGGCGATGTAGTAGGTGTACTATATTGCGAACTACCTGTATCTACACTATCTCTACAGAACAAATGTTCATCAAGCATTTGTTTGAGTTCTTCATTTGAACGGACTGTAAATACTTTTGTTAAGTCGTATGCTGAATCGTAAATAGCTTTTTGTTCACTTTCGCTTAAAGTAAGTTTACCGGTTGAAGTAAACCTAGATGAAACATACGTTGGATACTCGCCTTGATTTTCACACTTAATCTTGAAATTAACTCCATTAGCTCCAAGGTCGAAAATACGAGGGCCAAACTCTTCTGAATCTTCACCCTCAATTGCTTCCATAATAATTTTATGAAGTTGCTTACCATAGCGAAGCATCTTAACCTTACCGTTATTGTCCGGTGTAGCAGGATCATCAATTACATATACATTGACAAGGTATTTTTCAAGACGCTTAATAGCTTTTGCTTTTTCTTTTTCTTCTTCTGTCCCCGTTCTTGATAGTCTATACCTCTCTTCTGCAATAGGGTCTCTCTCGCCGAATGTCATTGGCGATAGTGCTTGAACGTATTGACCGTTTGCATAAGAAACCCAACCGTGATTGAAGTAATGGAAGAAAGTATTTTTAGGATCTTTTGCATAAGGCAATAGCCTTACCGTATAGGTGTTACCGGGAGTGGTTTTAAGAATTTCGTTGTAGACGGAGCCACCACTTTCATTTTCATTTTTTGAAAGTGCAGACTTAATTGATTGGAACATGGATGTATTGAATGTACTCATAGTTTATTTGTATTAGTTTCTTTATGTGATTATAGGCTGTTAGATTTATTTTTCAACAATTTTATTTCAATTATGGAGAGAGCTTCTCGAATAATAGTCTTTAAGCGTGTTGATTTGAGAAAATTAACTCTTGTTGTATTAAGAAGTGAATAAAAGTCTTGAACAAAGAAGTCAAGAAGATCTGATTCGACTTTTCTAATTGTATTATTAATTTCAAGGCCGTGAAGCGTGTAGAAATTTATTTTATGTTCTCTAAGATGTTGTAGAGCTATAGGCGTTGTACCATTTATGAGGGTTTTATACTCGCAAAGCGTTATGTTATTTTCGCGACAGAACTTGTATATAAAAAGACAACACTCTTTGCAGGAATTAATTATACTACTATTATCTGGATCTTCTGTCTCGCGCTTTTTGAGATATAGTGTGTAGCACTTTATCGCTTTTGTTGTAGTAAAGAACTGTAAGTCAAAATAGTCGTCTTTACCGTAATATAAATATGGTGCGGAAAAAAAATCATTTAAGTTAATGTTATTATTATGCTTGAAAAAAGAACCTAACTTTTTTAAAGTAAGGTACGTTGTATCGTTAATATTGGTAAAGTTCTTCTTAATTTTGAAAGGTAAGCCTTTTGCAACCTTACTCGCTATTAAATGTGCGTTATAGATGTGCTTTTCTTGTTCATTTAGAAGCATATGTGTTGATTTGTATTAAGAAATTTAGTAATGTACTTACTCTTCGCAATAGAGGGATCGTATTGTAAGAATAGTTTAACTATTTCAAAATTAGAATCAACGCCTAAAAGGTCTTTAAGAAGGTTTCTTAATATGTCATTTTGTAAAATTAAAACAAAAACGTTTTGAAGAGAGAGTTTTTTGCCTTTAAGTAAAGTACACAGGGTACAAAAAGATAGTAAAATATGCTGACTCTCTCTATCGATTATGTTTTGAGCGGGATCAATAGGTGTTAAGGTAATGTGCATTATTGTGTGTTAAGTAATTTAGTAAATTTAACAAAGTTATCAGTAATTGACCCGTACGCTACATGCTGTTTATCTTTATAGCATTCTCCATCACAGAGCAACTTTACAAGCTTACATATATCAACGGTAGTATTTGTTTCGTTTTTCTTAAAGAGAACTTTATTTGCTGTAATGTTAACTATAATAGCGGCATCTGCTGATAATTTTTCTAGCATATGGGAAAAAAACTCTTCATAAAACTTTTCTGCAAAACAACTTATTATATTAGTTTCCTTTACTGTACCTTTAAAAAAAATAGTATTAGCAAGAACATCTTTATATTCAAGGAGATAAAATTTAATCCTATTAAGTTCCTCTATAGTAAAATCTCTTCTACCATTTCGATAGGCCTTTATATTATTTTTAAGTTCATCAGCATAACTATCGAAGTTTTTCACTTCATCTATTTATATTGATGTGTCAACTTTTCAACCAGCCAAGGCACGCAAGGCACTAAAGGTTTCATCCTCTGTTGATATAGCACTATCTTCTGACTGTGTAATAGTTAAGGTTGAGTAGTCAATTCTCATAGCCTGAGTATGTCCACGTGGTCCATATCTATTTTTCATCATACCAAGCCTAATAACTCCAAGCTCTCTATCCTCTTCGTTTTGAAAAATAGAAACAATAACATCTGCTGTTGCCGCTAAACCTACAGATTCAGAGATTGTTGCAAGATCAGGATTATCAATACTAAACCCTGATCGATTTAATTGCGTAGCTGTTATAATAGGACAGTTAAATACATACGACATAGCGCGAACCTGCTCTGTTACGTTCTTAACGCGCTCATAAGAGTTAGAACCTATTGGAGAGTGAACTAGATTTAAGTAATCGAGTACAATTGCATCAATGGCGATACCTTGGTCCTTTATTTTTTTAATAAATGCTTTTAACTGATTTGGAGTAATGGTTGAAGGTGGGAATTCTTTAATAAAAATACTCCCTTTACCGCTTTGTTGCTGTTCCTTAATGACACTGCGGAGAGTTTGTGTATTCATATTCATTTCCTTAAGAGGTATTTTTGTAACATTTGTACATATACGTCGAGCATATAAAAGCTCTGACATTTCTAATGTTACAAGTAATACATTTTTACCTTGATTAGCTATATTAGTTGCAATATTTCCTAGAAAAATAGATTTTCCAATATTTGTTTCACCTGCAAAAACGTAAAGCGCGCGACCACTTTCTAAAAATCCACCATTTAGTGCATCATCTAACCACGGCCACGTGCTAGGTATGGATCGCTGTACACTGCAAAGATCATCGATAAGGGTATCGATATCGTTATACAGATCAAATCCTGTATCAGTAACTAAGCTAATGTTGCATGATTGTTCTATCTTAGATAGGATAATAGATGTGTCAATATCTCCTTTAGCTATATCACTCGCTACATCAAGCATTGTACTATATACAGCTTTTTCTTTAAGAAATTGCTCTGTATTATCGTAGAGTTCGTTTTTATCGATATTTTTATCAATATCCTTTAACGACTCAACCAGATTTTTAAAAGATGTCTTTAAGTCTTCAGTTGTCAGGTATGTCTTTACCTCAGTAAGCGTTGGTAGTTTATCCCGCTTAACATAAAATTCTGAAATTATTGTAAAAACACTCGCTATATTTTTATCTTTAAAGTAGCAAGGTTTAATATAATCAACAATTGACGCTAAATATGTAGAATCAAAAAGTGCCTTAAAGCAGAGTACCCTTTCAAAGTAATCGTTATCTAGCTTACTCACAATATTTATTATAGCTTACCTTTCCATTTTTCCAGGAACCACTTTTGACCCTCATTGAACTCTGGTGTAAATTCTTTTAACCCTGGCGATGCGTGTGTAATCATAATATCCGATACCCCGATCTTAAATTTTTCTTTATGACAAGAGAGAGAGTAGTCAAGATCGTAAAAATGAAATCCTGCTGGGTTCGTTTCATCAAATCTTACCTTAGTAAAAACTTCCCTCTTAATGCATAAAAATACACCATCAAGTAGGAGCACTTGTTTAGGATAAGGTCCAAAAGAGGTCATAGTTTTATTTTTTTCATCTCCATGAGCTACTGCACCGTGAAGTTTACCGCTACCAAATCCACCTCCCATAATATGCCAGAGAACGGGCTCCTGTAATTTACATTCTGTTGTACCAGCCACTCCAATAACATCAAAATCTTGCATTATAGAGGGCAATCTATAAGCAAGATCTGATTCGATAACTACATCATCATGGCATAATACAATAGCGTCAAAATTTTCCTCAATAGCAAAATCAATAGCCTTGTTATATACTTTTGGAAGAGTCTCAGTGTTATTCTCTTTAAAAATAAAACTATTGTATGTAGAGTGATTCTTTACTAATAGTGTATCTTTTCTACTCCCCTTAGTTGCTGAAAAATAAAATATATTCATAAAAATAAGAATGGTGATTTGGTTTCGAAGTGGTTAACCACTTCCCATGTTTTAAAATCTTTAAGCATTAAGATTGTACCCTCAGGTACCGCTTTAAATCCTTCTCCACCTAGTGTAGAGAAATCACCGTGGTCGTTATAGTGTAGTACTGAGCCTTGTCTAGCAATATAAACATCGTTACAGTCAGTATCCATCATACATAACGCAAAAGTACCTTCTAGTAAATTTAAAACCCGCTTAATAATCTCATGTGCCAGGCATTCACCTTTACATTCCTCAGTAAATTGCTGTAATAAATTAGAAATTACAGCTGTATCCACAGGATTAACGTCCCAATCAATATATTTTGCTCTAATTTGTTCGTGGTTAGTAAGAACACCATTATGAACCACTGACCAAGATAGTGATTCGAAAGGGTGTGACGTATCATATGACCATGTACGCTTAGCAGATGTAGGTGCCTGAACGTGTCCTACAAAATAATCACATCTATTATCTAATTTTACTTGATCAAAATCTAACGTCCCTTGTTTCTTAATGACCATTTGATCGTCTCCATTATGCAAGCACACAACTCCAGTAGCAAAATTACCGCGTGGTAAATTACCAGCATACATAACTTCAAACTTTGATACATTACTAGCTCCTACTATAGCACACATTACTTTACAAGGTATTCTCGTTTATCTTTCGGAATTCTCCAGAAAAAATCAATTTTTCCTGTAAGAATGTTTTTGGCAAGTGCAAAATCAGGGTATTCTATACCGTCTTCCATTAGATACCATGATTTTCTCTCTTTTTTTACCCTCTCAATACCTAAATTCTTGAGAGTTCTAGTACCTAATCCCTTTATTTTAAAGAGATCATTGTTAGATCTAAAAGGTCTATTGGCAATAATGCGTTCTGCTGCTTTTTTACCGATTCCTGGCAACTTGCAGATATTATTAAACGACATTTCGTTAAAATCTTTCCAATTTAATTGCATATTGTATAAATATAGTATATGAGTTCCTTTACAAAGCTACTATCAAGGTTAACTTCTTTAAACGAAGCTAAAGATTCACCAATGGACAGGATAATGCCTGGATTTCAAGGTCAAGCTCGTTCATTAGCTAAATCAAGAGGTGCTTCTTCTGGTACACGCGAAGGTCGCTTAGCGATGCTAGGTATTTTGTTTGATTTGGATATTATTGATGATTCTGTTGTAAGAATGTTTAAAAATGACCCGTCAGTTAGCAGAATGGTTGAATATTTTGAAGCAAATGGAATAGCTTCTAAAATAAAAGCAAAGCGTGATGAAATTCAAGCTCATATTAAAGATCAACTTGAAAATAAAGTAAGCTTTACCACTGGTAATAGAACAGATGCAGCTCAGCAACGCTACGAAGTTAATAAGCTTAACAGTGAGCTCAAAGCAGCAAAGAAAGTTGCTAGATTAGAGCGTAAAAAAGAGACAGCAAGTGCTATGTCGTCAATGAGTCAGACTGTAGATATGTATGATGATCTTATCGGTTCTTTAGAATCATCCTATAGTAATGAATACATGCTCGAAATAATTGCTGATAGAGATAGTGATTTGAGCGATATAACACAAATTGTTAGATATCTCTCGAAATTTGTAGATGAGAGTGATATTGAAGTTGAAGGTAGAAATATTGATGTTGTGTTTGGAGCATCTAGTAAGTTAGGTAAAATAATATCTAGATTAGGAGTTGAGAAGATTGAAAGACAAATAGCAGACGATCTAAAATCTTTTGGTGGCGCTGGCGTTGTTATACATGAACCAGATATGAATAATAAAGATATGATTGGTAATCTTAAGGCAACTTCTATAGAAGATGAGGAGTATCCAACAGAAGAAGCAGAAGATGAATCAACAACGAATGATCCTTATTTACAAAGACTTATTGGCTTTGTAAAGAAATATCAAGATGAACCTAAACCTGTAAAGTTAATAAAGGGTGAAGAGTCACTAACAACAGAAAAAGTCGACTGGAAACGTCTTGGAACAGGAGTTGCTGTAGCAGCAGGTTTAGCAGGTGCAGCAAAAGTCGCGCCGAAGATTATTGAAACAGGTAAGAATATAGCTGGTGAGATCGCATCACGCGGTGGTACGCAGGAGTTTTTAGATAAAATTACTGATCCTCAAGACCTTCAAGAGGTAACTACTAAATTACAGCTCCTAAGAGATGAGGGTACAGCTTCTAGACTTTCCGGTAAATCTGATAGAGTTGAGCGCATGAGAGCCGAGTTTGGGAAATTGGAAAAGGAGATGCGTAAAAAATATACAATACCAGATACAATATACATACAAGAAAATACTAAACTAACTACTGCTATCTATCTTACAGAACAGACAAAGAGTGATAGTGTTAGAAGATCACAACCTCAGCAAAATTTAACATTTAAAGATAAATATAAACCTAAAACTTCTTGGCAGCTAGAAGAGCTAAGAAGATATGGTTTATAATTAAATACAATTCTTTTCTTCATATATCCCATTAAGTTTATCTTGTTGTAGATACTTAATGGGATCTCTATATCCAGCTTCAATAAATCCTTGAAGTCTTAAACTACTTGCCGGAGTAGTAGCATCAGCAAGACCATCCTCTCTGTTACTATAACATGTCCATGTGTTCTCGAACCGTACACCTAGTTTTATACCTTCTCGTATAATATCTGCTTTCGATAGGGAGAGCAATGGAGCTTCAATGAGGATCCTATGTTGTCTGTTAAGAGATGATAACTGATTAATACTATCAACAAACTCTTGTGATCCATCCCAGTAACCAGCTAGTGAGTCTACTTGCGCTGCACCGTACCAAACCGCCTCTGCACCGAGACTCTCCGCGTAAGCACAGCAAATCGTAATAAACATCTGATTACGAAACGGAACATATGAAACGGGTTGTGCATCACCAGCGATTTTACTTATATCTGGATTATCAATTTCTAGATTTGTTAACGAGGACGTAGGAGAGATATCCTTTAGATAACTTACATCTAATACTTTATTTGTAAATTTAACATTAGGGTATTTCTCTTCAAGACTCCATTTTTGAAGCGGCACACATTGCATTTCACGGCGATGTCTTTGACCATAATCGAAGGTTACGGTATGAATTTCTTCATAGCCTCTATCTGCCGCCATAAAGAGAAGTACAGATGAATCCATACCTCCAGAAAATGCTAAAACTACTTTTTTATGCTTCATCGTTTATTTCCTCTGGAGTTTCTTCTTCAAGATTACTATAAGACCATTCCTTTTTAATTCGACTGTCTAATCTCGGAAGAATAGTTTCTTCCCACAACGTTGTGTCTTTTCTAAAATTACGATAATAACCTAGCTTAGTACCATCTTCAAGAGCATATGTTGAACCATTCTGAATAACTACACCAAGACCGACCGCAAGATCGAGCAAGCCATAATACCTATCCAGTCCGTTAGCAAAGGATAGGTACATCTCACCTTCAAGATACTGTTTAATAAACCTGTTTTTACGTGTAAGAGCTCTAATAATAATACCTGCATAAGATTTTTGACCAACGGCGAGTTCGCCGTCTGTTGTTTTACCATCATCAGACTTCATCGGCTTACGTGCAAGTTGAACAGTTACTGATGGAAGATATACACATGCTTTACCGCCTGGCATATGCTTTTCAATTGACGGAAACATAGCAGAGGGATCGTCATAAACATGGTTAGTGCAAAGAATAGTTGTTTGAGTTACAGCGCCTAGGTTAGTACAAGTCTGCATTAACGACTTCATAGCACGAGCCTTTGTACCCATATCAGATGAAGTGCTATCTTTACCCATACGAGCTAGTTCAAGCTCAGATTGAAGGTTACCTAAAGAGTCGATTGCGACAATAAACTTACCTTCTAGCTTCTTCTCTTTAACTGAGGTAAGGAACTTAAACAAAGCATTGCGTGTTTGTTCAATACTGATACACGGTACATACTTCACCTTACTAATATCAAGACCTAGTCGTTGAGCTCCTTCACTATCTACAGCATTTTCTGTATCAAAAATAACAGGAATAAGACCTTCTCGCTGCGCAGATGCAAGGATCTTTTGTACAAAGAGAGATTTGCCAGTCATAGATTCTCCAGCTAGCATGGTAACCCGTCCTTTAGGAATACCACCTTTGATAGAACCGGAAATAATAGCATTTAATACATAGGAACCTGTATCAACCCAACCACTAACTTTACTTAAAGTATTATCATTTAAATATGTCGCAAAAGGATTAATCTCATCAATTTCATTAAGAGCCTTTTCAATATCCTTATCTTCAAATCTACTCATGTTTTTATAATAGCATGAAAATATTATTTATCAACATAATCATTATTTTTAACATCGTTAAGGTTCATAAAAAAATACCTCTCGTATTATACAGTGAAAATACGAGAGGTAAGTTTGAAGTGATACTTATTTAATTATTAGTCTGCGAACAATTTAACGACTTCAGGATCGCTATTCTGAGGTGGTGTAGTAGGGGTGTTAATATTGTGATATTGCTCGATAATTTTTGAGTCAAGCTCAACTTCAGATGTAACAATATTTGTCTTATTAAATGTCCAGTGATTAGTATCACGTGATTTTGCGGTAAGAAATTCCATAAAAATATAAGGAAAGGCTTGTACCTGAAGCTGACCAGTTTGTTGGTTTGGTTGCACGTGAACAATAACCGGGTTATTCAAAGTAATAGTAGTATCTGTATCTGATACAACACCACCCATAACGGTACGGCCAATGTGATCAATAATGGTAATTATTTTTTCTTTCATATGTTATATAGTAGAGTATTAGTTGAACAAATCAATCTTTTTTTGTTTTTTCGAAGCTTTTATTGACGATATCGCGCCAGACGAGTAGCGCGCGGCGCATTGATTCAATATCTTCATTATTATTTACACCTGTACCATTATCAGTGCCCATCATGATGTCTGAGACTATTGATAAAATTGCGGTAATACCTTTACCCTTGCCGCGCACATATGCAGGATGAGCACGATGGGTATCATCTAACTCAGGATTGTCTAAGTAACTATTATTGTTCATCTACTATATATAGTGGTATTATTATTAAAATCAACAGCTAAATAAATCAAACAATTCTGTTCTAACGTTGTCAGTAGGTTTTCGAATTTGCCAGTTTACATTATTGTAAAATCTCTCAATAGAGTTATAGAGAATTTTCTCGAACATTTTTTCATAATCTATCTTAAATTCCTCGTTATATTGTTCAGGTAAATTATACTTAAAACCTATCACATCAACCCCGTACTTATTAGGCTGAGTTGTATAATAAAAACGTATCTTGTCTCCTGATGTTATGTTTTCATGTTGTTTTTCTATGCTTAATTTTTTGTTAATAAAGTTATGCAAATAAGCTGCCTTTACATGTATAGGTGTACCTTTTGCAATTTCAAATTCTTTGCATTTACTAGCGTATTTCTCATATCCCTTAACACCCATAACAAAGGCTATATCCTGTATCGGTAGAGTTTTAAAGACATCATATGCTTCCGCTAGTATTCTATTTGTCTCGTGGTGCGATTGAGTAAGTAGCATTGTCTCAATAATTTTTTTTGCATATGGCTTTACTGCATTAGGCATAGAGGTACGTACAACCTCTACACCTGTATATTTAAATTTATTTACTTTAATACCCTCGTCGTCAAGAATGTGCATCACATATCTCTTTTTCTGAAGAAATAACCCTACATCAGCAATGCACTCTCTTTTAAAGACAAATCTACTATCTACGGTTCGTAACGTTTTTATTGCCCAATCGGTAATATTTTTATTAAGATATTTTTCAATACGATCCACCTCTCCGTAAAATTGTGGAGTAATATCACCGGTTGCATCTTTAATAGGTACTTGGTTTTGTATACTGTCAAGTGAGAAATAACAGCTATCAGTATCAGAATAAATCCAACTCTCATCCAGTGTAAGTGGATCGGTTATACTATAGGTTTCTGTTAAATATGACTGCAGAAGTTTACCTGCTTGTTTAATAATTGCTTGTCCGGTCAGTGTTACAGATGATGCAATATCATCATCACCAATCGGAGCTTGTTTATTGCCCATGTATCCATATGCTGAGTTAATAAGAATCTTAATAACCATTTGCTTTGTATTCAGACGCTCAACTTCATATTGAACAGAAGTATATTCTTTATCTTTTTTCGAAAGTGTGTTAAGTTTCTTTTTAAGATTGTATAGAGTTCCTTTTATACTCACGCGTTCTTGATAATAATAATCAAGAAATTCTGGGATAATACCTTGCTTCTTTTGCGTAAAGAGAAACCCGGCTTTTGTTAATGCACATTTTTCCGATTTAATAAATTCGTTAAACTTTGCCGGTGTAAGCTCAATACACTGACCATTAACATGATATATGTTAATATTATTATTATTGTTCTTCTCAACTCGACCTATTTTTGTCTCAGGTGATAAATTTAAAGATATCATTACACTTGGATATAGAGAGTTAGCGTCAAATGATACTATATTTTTTTTGAACCCTGATTTGGGTTCTGCTACATAAGCACCAGGATTCTTACCATCAATTCCTTTTCTTACAAAGGTAGACATTATTTCGCCCCGCTTTCTTGCTCTTATAGCCAGGGCTCCGTTAATTACAGAAATAGTTCCCATGGCTCCCTCTAGTGTAGTCAAGCCGACATAAGCAAGCATTCTCAGTAGCGTAACATACTGTAGCTTTTCTTCTAACCGAACAATAAGGTTGACGTCTTGAATGTTGTAATCAACAAATGTCTGCCATTGTGTATCGGCGAGAGTACACAGATCGATGTTACCGTAATCAATCTTACGCTCATTCAATTCAATTTCCCCGATAGCATCCAGTTTATATGACTCTCTTAAAGATAAACAAAAACGTCTATATATATCAAGATAATCAATACACGAAATACCATCAATAAAATATCTTTTTTGCTGTTTTCCGAATTTTCCTAGCACCTCACGATAGTGAACTCGACCTACCGGTGATAACCTTTCGACATACTCTTGACCTAGAATCTTTTCGCAGCGGTTAATAATATACGGAATATCAAAAAATTCAGAGTTCCAACCGGAGAGCACATCCGGGTAATCGGCTTCAATATAATTAATAAATTTTAAAAAAAGATCTCGCTCATTCTTACACTTATAATAAACTACCCGTGTGTCAGTATTGTTGTAATCATTAAGACCAAAGGTAAAAAACTTTTTACTGAAGCTATCGTAGCACGTTATAACGTTGACAGTATCTTGCGGATCATCAACATTCGGAAACCCAGTGGGTGACTAAGTCTCAATATCTAAAAAAGTTACCTTTAGCGGCTTCGAGGTAAATGCCTCACTTTCATTATCGCGCCAAAATGTATCAATAAGGTATTGCTGTACTACCGGTAAGTTCTCATACACTCTGGTAATACCTGAATCACTTATAAACTTATTGCGATTATAACTATTTGTAAAAGTCTTTTTTTTCGCGCGAGTACCGTAGATGGTTTTCTTATCTCCGGCATTATCTTCTATATAAAGATAAGGTGAAACAGATAAATCATACGATACTCTCTTACCCTCTACATCCCAAGTAAAAAGTCTTATTGACTGTGTACGGCTGTTATAAACACAATTACGAAAGGACATATATACTGTATTATAATACAGTATAAAAGTATATCAAGGATTATATTTTTTGAGATACTTTCTATCTGGAGAACCGTATGGTGTGTTTAAGGCCTCGATGTGACATCCAATATTTTCTGGATGTTCAAGGAATCTCTTTTCACCGATTGATCTTAACGCTTCTGTATTGCGATAGTAACTAGCTTTATTTTTAACAATTACTTCTATCTTAGCCTTAAGATCTTCACCATCGGTAAATTTAAGATAGCTAGGAGCATTTTTATATGTTTCCATATCTTGAACGAGACACGGTAATCCTAAAACACAAGCTTCAATAAACTTAATATCAGACTTCGATCTATTAAAAGAGTTATCTACGAGTGGTGCAATCATTAACTGCGCATTAAGATTATTAATAAATTTGGGGTAATCTGCAAGTGACTGCCATTGGTGAAATTCGATTTTTTTATTTACAACGTATGGAGCCAAGCCGGGTGGAAAGGAACCTACAAACACCCACTGATATTTATCAACAGTATCGCGCACCACATCTATAATATGGGAGAAGTCGTCAATGCCATTATTCTTAAAATCTACGTCATAATGTGCACCTGAACCTGTGTATAAGATGCGAGGTTTTTTCTTATTTTTTTCAAACGCATTCCAAATTTGCTGCTTGTTATAGAGGTGACCCATCCACGAATACGGTACGAAGTTTGGAATTACCGTAATCTCTTTTTTACCTGTTCTTTCTTGATATAGCCGGCGCATATAGTCACAAGTTACGGTGACTTCATCGCACATGTTAATTATATCAATACAGTTTTGTCTAATTTCATTGTTATCAAAGGCAAACTTGAATTTGTTATAGTCAGGTATATCCTCCTTAAAAACAACATCATCTACTTCATAGATAAGTTTAAAATTATAATCCTTTTTAATGTTACATAAATGTTGTATAAACATTTTTTGCTCGTTTGAAGCTTGTCTTTGAATCTTTACTGTCTTTACACCAGTATACCAGCGGGGATCAAAAATCATTGCTGTTAATGACGTTGAACAACCAACACCTGTCATGTTTATATAAAGCTCTGGCCATAGAATGCGCCAGAAACCGCAACCGGAATAATCTGCAAGATAATTAATATAACGTGGTAATGAGAGCTCTCTAGGCTCTTCAATACGTGATTGCAGTTGTGCTGGCTGAACTATCGAGCCAATATTAGGCGCAAAGGGACTCGCTAATGGCGAAGCAAAAGGATTCACAAACATATATAATAAGTATATTAATAGTCTGAAAAATCAACACGTCTCGTTATACCGTTTTCCTTTTCAAGAAAAATAACATCACCTGTAACTGCCTTAAGTGACTCTTTTCTATGGGATATAACAATAGAACATTCATCTAAAGTTTGTACTCTCTCCTGAAGAATATTTGTAATTAGTTCTATACCTTTTTCATCAAAAGAGGAATCAAACAGCTCATCATATATAGCTATATTATATTGAACGTTACCTTGTAGTCTTCGTATATCAGAGAATGCAAACAAACAAGCTAGATCTATTGCTTTTCTCTCTGCGCCTGAAAAATTAAAATACGAACAAATTTTATTACGATCGTTAACAATGCTCTCTTCAAAATACTCATCAAATTGACATATAGAATTTGAATCTAATTTTTTAAGATAGAAGAAGAGTCTATTATTAAGAAGCTCAAGAAGCTTGTTTACAATATATGATTTAACGCCTTCTTCACTAATAATAAATTTTACAACATCGAGTTTAGCTAATTCCTGCGAACTATTTTGTACTATACTATCCAGTTCATTAACTCTAAGCATGAGATCACTAATTAAATCGTCATACTCAGTCACCCCATTACTAATAAATTGAATATCGTGATTTAATTCCTCTTGCCACTTATTAAGTTGTGTAAGACGATCATTAATATTGTCAATATTTTGTTTTTTGAGATTTGTTTCGTTTATAAGAGCACTCTTATCTGTAATTGCCTTACGTACTCGCTGTCTTAGTAAATCAGCTTCTTTTATATTACTACTAACTGCTTCTATCTCTTTAGCTAAAATTAATATATTTTGCTTTTGTGTATCTTTTTCTTTTGAAATATTTTCTTTATCGTGATCGTGAATAGTTCTCAAACAAACAGGACATTTATCCTCTGATGTACCTATCTTTGTATAGGTTTCCTTTGCGGCTGCAAGCATTGTTTTTTTATTAGCAGCATCACCAATAAGCTTATTAATATTACTATCCGTCTTACTAAGTTTATCTTCTAACTTTGTAATGGTTTTTACTATATCATCAATATTAGGTAGGTTATCTCCGTCTGCTATTTGACTCTGTAAGTCGAGTATTTCTTTTGTATTATTATTCTGTCTACTAATATAAAGTTCGTGCTTTTCATTACGACGATCAATAATTTTTTGTTTTTGATTATTATGATTGTTGAGAGATAGTTTTATTTCTTCTAATCGCGAGATGTTTATCTCATAATCTCTCTTTTTTTCATTATACTCCTGTCTAAGTGTAGATAGCATCTCACTAAACACCTCCATTCCAAATATATCCTCAATAAATTTTCTTTTATCAATTCTTGTCTTTGCCATAAACGGCACAGCATTATTAACGGTCATTATAACGCAGTTTTGAAATATAGACGTAGACGCGCTAAGTACATCACATAGATATTTTGTAGTATTTGATATACTATCTCTTGTATTTTCTACTCCATCTTTATAAACATGTAGTTTTGTTGGTGATAGGGTACGTATTACTTTAAAGTTATTATCTCCCTTTGGGGATGATACACTAAAGTCGAGCTCTACGTGTGTTTTGCCTCCTGTTATGTTGTTCGAAATTAAATCCTTTTTGATTTCACGCAGCGTCTCACCGAATATCGCAAAATATAAAGCATCTGCTATCGTGGATTTTCCGACTGCATTCTGTCTATCTGGTTTATCTTTATTATTACCAGTTATTATATGAAGGCCTTGTGAGAACTCCACCGCAACTACTTCTTCCCCGATTGAAAGAAAGTTTTGAATGGATATTTTATTAAAATTTACCTTTTTCATGCTGTGCATCTTTGATATAGCTCGATTGTATAATCAAGTACCTCTTTCTTGTTGGTTAAGTCTAATGTATTGATAAATTCATCAATTGCTTGTGTTATATCAATTCCAGAAAGATCTTTTTGTACATCTTTATCTTTTATTTTATTAAAGGTCATATCATACTCAACGATAAGAGCCTCAGGTCTAAGTAAGTTAAGCTTTGATGTAATAATTAAAAGGTCTTCTTGTGTAATATTACGATCGATTTTTAACTTTACAATATTATTTCTAAAAATTTCCTCTACTTCTTCTGTAATTGTTTGATAAGCAATAAGCTCACTTAAGTATATCTTTTTATACAATGGTGATACTGGATTTTTAATGAAACTGTATTCATTTGTCTCAATATCTAAAATGTGATAACCTTTATCGTTATTTACATCACCGAAATCCATCTGAAAAGGATTACCTACATATAAAATAGTACCCGCTCCATATTTTTTTTCATGTCTGAAGTGGAAATGACCCGAAATAATCAAGGAACTCTTACTCAATAGATCTTTAACACTTAGACCTTCTTCGCAGTCTTTGTAGTTATTCATTTTAAAAGTTTCAATTTCAAAATGGCCAAATACAACATCACTCTTCTCTATTTTATCTGCTTGTGTTCCCCAAGGACAAAAGGTTAGTACGCGATCAAACGCTTCAATTTTTTCTATACTATCGATAACGCTTATGTTTTTACTATTTTTGAAGATAGCAAGAGAATTTACATCGGTTCGATTTTTATAAAAAATATCATGATTACCTACTAGCGCGATAATATTAAAATCCTTAAGAATATTTAAAATATCTGCCGATATCTGTAATGTCATTACAGATATTTCACTGCGGTTGTGATACCAATCGCCACAAAAAATAATATCTTTAATTTTTTTATTGGTAAGTTCATCCCTTAACCACATACACCATTTTATAGCTATATCATGCCAAGCAGTGCTATTGGAATGAACACCTAGGTGTAGGTCGGATATAACAGCAACTTTTGATTTATTAATTTTGATCATAAAAATCATCACTATCCATATCGGTCGGTTTTACATAAACACAACCACCAAGTTTAGGATCATTCATTATATCCTCATAAACTCGCTCTCTATAATTTTTCTCTGCCTCGTGATGCTTTTTTTCTTTTTTGATACGGTTTACAAAAGCATTAAAAGCGATTGTTGTAAAATAAGAAAAGGGATTTGATCCTTCCGCAAAATTATATTTTTTACCTTTTAGTGCAGCGTACATTTTTATCAAAGAGTCACCTATCATATCATCTTTGTAGGTGTAATTAATAAAACTGCTATTATAGCTTAATCCGTAAGCGATTTTTTTAATATTTTCAGCAAGATCATCAGTCATAATATCAGAATCGTAATATGTTTGAAGAGATTGTTTGAAGATTACAGGGTCAACATAATAGTTTTCTTTTGACATAACTATATAATATATTAATACTAAGAGATATCAATATTTTTTTCGGTATACGCTATTTTTTCAGCATTGTAAATTTGCTTTCTCTTTTCAGAGTGCTTACTACCGTAGTGTAAATTATCGCTTAAGTCTATAATAATGAGTTTACTCTTATCTTTATGTAATCTTAAACCTCTACCTATAGATTGTACGGTTCTAATGAACGATTTACCTCCCGAGACAAAAAGAATATTGTGAAGGTTTTTTATATTAACACCGGTTGAGAAAATAGCGCTTATCGCAATACAAATTACATCATTACTACTCTCCATTAACTTTTTAATTTTCTCTCGCTCTTCTATTTCAACATCTCCTCTAATAAAGAATACTTTTTTGTTAGTACATGCTTTTTTT